CATTATTATATATATATATATATACGCATATTACCAGACACAGACTCAAACATTACGGCTTGCGCCGAAAATTAAATTATATAACTATAAGTAAAACAGGTAAAAAATTATTTTATTTTTTTATTAAAAAATCCTTGACAAATTAAAAAAATGTGTTATACTATTGACATGTTGATTATACTTTGCTTTGCAAAGTGATAGATGATATTAAAATTTTTGAAAAGGAAGAAGAAAAGAAAATGAGTTTAAAAAAGGGGTGTGATTTGTATAGTGTCAGTCTTTACAAAGACTGTATTTTTGCAAAAGTAGTGTTCGACAAGGCGAGCAAAAATTTGCTTCATTATTGTACTCATAGCACACGCTATGGTTTTAGCTGTAAATTAGTGAATTTACCTATAAAAAATTAATTAAAAAATTATTTTATTATTTACTTGTAATTAGCTAAAAATGCAGTATAATGTGTATATAAGTTTAGTTTAGTAATTTAAATTTTTAGAAAAGGGGAAAAAATGGATAGAGTAGAAAAATGTAAAGTCTGTAACATTAATGTTATAGACAGCGATGGGGAAGTGTCAAAGTCTGCAATTGCCCGAGAATGGGCATGGCATAGAAAAAATGAGTGTATTGGGATAGATTTAGTTGAGTCTATCCCAGCGAAAATTAGAAAATAAAAATTTTAAAAAAAGGAGTAAAAAATGAAAGAATTAAAAGAATTGATTAAAGACAGGTTTTTGATAATTGTAAATTGCCAAAAACCGGTGGCGCAAAATCGATATTGCCTGTTTACCCATTTGGGCAATATATGCGTAGATAGTTCGTGCGTAAACTATCAATCTGCCGGAAATTTAGAGCATCAGGCTCTTTTAAAATCAGCGAAGAAAGGAAGATTATAAAATGAAATTAAAAATTACAAATTGTAAAAAAGATGGTATAAAATTAGATTCGCTTTGCGAATTGGATTTATTTGATGGAGTATGCAAAGATTCACTTTGCCAATGGCATAGCGATTACTTAATACTACAAAAAGAAATAAATTATTTAAATTTATTTGATGAAATTATAAAAAATTTTGACAAAGGTATATAAAATGCAAAGAAAAGAACTTTTTAAACTGGCGCAAGAAAAAAACTTAGAGTGGGACTTATTTTTAAGTATCTATTGGTTCTGTGAAATAAGCACTACCGATAAAATATTAGACCTTATTTTATTTTTGCATAAAATTAAATCTTGGAAAGAAAAGGAAATCGAAAATGAAAATAGTAAATAGTGATAAAGATGGCAAATCAGACAAGTCCGGACTGTATGTAACTCAAATTTTCAAATTTTTATTATCAATGATTATTGTAATTGTAATTTTAATTTTTGGGATAAAATTTATTACTGTGGATATTTTTCAAATTTTTCAATAGGGGGATAAGAATTGGGGTTACGAAGAAGTCAAAGCATTTTTCCAAAAAAACTTTTGGTCGAATTAGGAATTTGTTTAGCCATAGGATTATGTCTGTGGTGTATAGGTAATGTGTTTAGTTTTTTTCCGTTAAAAGGGGGTTAAAAATGCTACAAAAAATGGAATTGCACAAAAAACTATATCAGGTGATATGGTCAAAACAATACAATTTGCAAAATTAATTTGTATATGGGAATCAGATAATTGTATTGTTATACAATATCAAAAAGATAATGGCTGCATAGATACACTAGAATACTATAAAATTTATTTTATTTAAAATTTTTTATAAAGGATTGAAAAAATGACTATTTTAAAAGAAGATCTTGAAGTAAATGAAACAGAATCAAAGCGTCCTAGATCTCGTAAATTTGAGATTGATTCGACGTCTGCACAAGGTAGATACGAAATTCATTTTATAAACACAGGTGAATTTGCGACAGGATTACTTTCCGATATACATGTCGACACACAGAGATTTTTACTCTGGTATGGAGTCAAACAGTATTTAGCCGATAATGGTAAAAATTTGTCCGGCATAGAAAGTTTGATTGCCGATTTCAAAATGGGATCTTTAACCTTAGAAAAGCAAAAAAAATCTAGTTCGGGACTTGAAGCAAAGCTTTTGCTTGTTGCCGAATCCAGTGGGATTGACAAAAATGCTCTTTTAGCACTGCTTGCAAAAGCCAAAAGTTTGTAAAAATAAATTTTATTTTTTAAATAAAGGATTAGCAAAATGACTAAAAAAGAATTACGGAATATCGCTTTATGGAGTTGCGAATTGGTTGCGCATTGGAAAATCAGCAATGTGAGAAAATTCGTAGATAATTTTCCGAATATATTTAAATTTTTAGATAAGAAGGATCTTAGTGAATTAGAAAATATATTTTTCAAACTTTTAAAAAAAGACTGGAATTGAGTTTTACAAAAAATTATTCTTGCAGATGTGATTTATTTACATCTGCAAGAATTTTTTGTTGATTGATTTATCAATCAGGATATTTTGTCTGGCAAAGTAGTTTAATTTCACTAGCGATAAATTTATTTTTTATCTCGCTAGGCATCTCAGGATCAGTATAGCGTAATGTTACAATAGGTGTCACATATGCTATATATTCCTTTACAGACATCTCATTTATTTGAGTTTCTGTATAGTCCAAAACGTCTTGCAGTTCAGGTGGTTGTCCTAAAAATTCTTTGTGAGTTTTATTCGACCTTTCCCATATTTCATCATTACTTTGTAATGACTTTTCTTTGTCTAAATTTGCTTTGATTTTTTCAAAAGGCGATAAATCTTTTTGTTCTGTTTCGATTATTTTATCCAAGCATTCTTTGCAAAGCAAAGAACCTTCACCAGGTGAAGCATCTTTAGGCAAATAGCCATAAAATGGCGGTAAAGGATTTGTCTCATCCAGAAAACTTCTCAAATCTTTGTTACAATTATCACATCCTTTGCCCTTTAAATGTTTACCTGCCATTTTGCAATCGATCCAAGTTTTGTATATATTCATGCCCATGCCATTAGGACAAATGTCATTCCAGGATAATTTTATTTGTTTATTACATGCCTTCGGCACTGCTTTGCCCATGCATTTAGCATAAGATTTTTTTGCAATTTCTTTAACTTTTTCTGGATTTTGTGCATAGCGCTTACGATTGCGTGCTTGGATTTTATCTTTGTTTTGAGCATAGTAATATTTTGCGTATATACTTTTTTTGCATTTGCGCTGATCAGGTGTTTGCGACATGGTTTTTTCTCCTAAATTAGGGTTAACTTAATTAGACATGTGGCCGAAAAACACTACTTATGACTTTTTTCGTATAAGTAGATTTAGTCAAATTCTTCCGCATTCTGTCAGATTCAGTACATCATTATATGCAGAAAATGGTTAAATTTCAATCGATAAAATTAGATTTAGTTAAATTCAGTTAATTTTAGTAATAATTAATGCTGACTTATTTAGTATGATTCAGTATGATTTAGTATGATTTAGTATGATTTAACCAGATTCAGTTTTATTTCGTCAGATTTAGTCTTATTTCGTCAGATTCAGTTTTTCGTACTAAAATCCCTTTTCTTATTCTGTTATATTTAATATATATATATACATATATAAGTACAAAAAAAGCAAAATAGAATAAGATTGAATAAAACTGAATAAGACTGAATAAACCTATATGAAAAAATCATAAGTATTGGAGTTATCTGTGTTTAGGACACAAAAACGTTATTGAATCAAACAGAATCAAAAAAATAAAAAATATTTTTAAAAAATAGAATCTGACTAAATAAGACTGAATAAGAATACTTGAATAAGGGGATTTTTTATACACTTTTCTGGCACATGCTTTGCTGTATGCTTGGGCATATACTTTATTATAACCTATTTAATCTATACACCTTGCGTAAGCATCTAAAACCGACCCATTTAAGGCTTTGATATGCAAAGCATATTCAACTACCATTGCAAGCAATACACAAGGCGTATGGGTCAATTTTGGATGCAATGCTTATGCTTATGCTTACGCATATGCGTAGCATATACCATGCTTCATACATATACATATGCATATACAAAATCCCTAGTTAATGTATATGCGTAAGCATATGTATATGCGTAAGCATAGGTGTCCCTAGTTATCTGTATACACAATGTATATACAATGCATATTAGGGACACCTTGCCTTATATGCGAAGCCTAACCCTTATTCTAAGCCACTTGCAAGGTAATTTGCATGTGCAAAATATATGCAAAATATATGCTACGCATATACAAACCATTTGCATATGCAAATTAAATACAATAGCATTTGCAATAGCATTTGCAATACCCCTAGCAAATTATCTGCAAGAGGGATTAATATTAAGCTATCTCACTCTAACTTATTTTAATTACTTATATAAAAACCTTTATATATCTATTGCAAATGCAGTTGTAGTTGTATTTGTATTTGCATAAAAATGTAAACTAAAAATTTACCCGCCTTCGCAAATCATAAAAATTTTTATAAATCTATACAAAGCACATTTTTAAGATATATAAACCATTTAGAAATTTTATTTTTATTAGGTTGAATAGTTTGGGTATTTCCCATATAATGTATAAGGTAAAAAAAGTTTTTTCGTTGAAAAATAAGTTTGTTGAATTATATAAAAATTTTATATATCTATGAGTATTGCGAATATAGTAAATATAGTTGAGAATTTCCACAGTGGCAATAAAATTGACTTAAGTGACAAGATTGTTATAGAAGCTTTATGGCAAAACAGTGGTATGTTAGCTGCAACAGCAAAATTTTTGCAAGTAAGCTATGTTATTTTAAAAGATTATGTAGAAGCCGATAAAAATTTAATTGATTTGTTGAATAAAATCCAAACTGTTAAATCTGAGTTATTGACAGAAGCTTTAGAAAATAAAGTCTTTGCCGAAGCAATGGCTGGGGATAATAATTTATTATGGAAGTTGTTAAATGTTTATAGTAAGGGAAAGTTTAGTACAAAGTCTGATACAGAAAATAATGTTTCTGAAAAATTAAACTTTATGTTGGCAAAATTTAAGGATATGACAATAGAAAATGTTTCTACCGGAATATGCTCCAGCTCAGTCGAAAGCGATTAGAAATTGTAATAAATTTTTTAATTTATTGCATGGTGCGGTAAGGTCAGGGAAAACCTGGATCGCAAATCAAATCTGGATAAATCATGTATATACAACAGATTATGACAAATTTTTAATGACTGGGCATAGTAAAGCTACATTAAAGCGTAATGTTTTGGATGATGTTATAGATTTAATTGGTATAAATTATTGTAAGTATAATTCTACAGACGGGGAATTAAAAATCCCCGGTGGTAAAGTTATCTACACTGTAGGAGCTACAGATGCCAAAGCAGAGCGAAAAATTCGTGGTGCTACGTTTGGTGGTTGTTATAGTGATGAGTTAACTTTACATCCTAAAACAACTTTGGATATGATTCCTACAAGATTGTCTGTTCCGGGAGCTAAATGGTTTGCTACAACAAATCCGGATTCACCGTTTCATTATATATATAAAACTTTTATAAAAAATACACCCCGTAATGCTTATGTGCAAAGATTTACTATAGAAGATAACCCATCATTGACAAATGAGTTTAAAGAAAATTTAAAAATGTCTTTGACAGGATTGTTTTTTAGAAGAATGTTTTTAGGTGAGTGGGTGTTGGCTGATGGTTTAATCTATGATATGGTCAACGAGGATAATTTCGTTGATGAGTTGCCTAAAGAAAGACCTATGAATATAATCATAGGAGCAGATTATGGTACAGCTTCTGTAACTACGTTTTTATTGATTTATGTTTATAAAGATTGTTTATATGTAGTTGACGAATACGTTTATGATGCTAGATCAACACAGGTACAAAAAACAGATTATGAATTTGTAAATGAGTATAAAATTTTTACTAGAAATATTCATATTAATGGAGTTTATTTAGATAAATCGGCAGTTTCGCTTAAGCAAGAATTAGTTAATTCTTGTGTTTGTACTATAAGAGAAGCTAACAATGATGTTATAAATGGTATTCGATCAGTTGCTAGTTTGTTTATGACTGGTAGATTAAAGATTTTAAATAGATGTGTCACGCTAAGAGAAGAATTAACTTCGTCTTATATTTGGGACGAAGGCAAACAAATGTTAGGAATTGATGCACCTTTAAAAGAAAATGATCATTGCTGTGATGCTTTGCGTTATGCAGTTTATAGTTATATGTTAAACGGAAATACAGCTAGTTATTTTGCCAAAGGCTCAAATTTAAACGACCAAAACACTACAGCAGATGAAGTAATTCGCGATAAAATATTAAAATTAACAGAATTATCTCAGTCAAGTAAGCTTGACGAAACTTTAGCTTCGAGTTTTGCATTATGTCAGGAAAAACCAAAAAGATTCTCGTTACAACAACCAAGAAACTTCAGGCATCGACGGAACTCGATTCATACTATGCTGAGGTAGAAGGGTTTAGTAAATTAACTAGTTCTACCCCAAGTAGAAATTTAGATGAGATCTCTCAAGAACGAATGTTTAAGATAGCATTTTTTCTTTGGGAAAGATCGCCTTTGACTAAATGGTTGTCAAATTTAAGAACAAGTTTTGTTATTCCTACCGAATTTCCTTATGTAAGTAAAGACGAAAATATTTTAGCTTCTTTGAAAAGTTTCTGGAATGATCCTGTAAATAATTTAGAATTAGATTTTGAGCAATTTATTGAAGAATTAGGAATTTTCGGTGAATTGTATTTGCCTGTGTTTATATCTGAAAACACAGGTACTTTGAGATTAGGTTATATTGATCCGCAAATTGTAGCTGATGTAATTACCGATCCAGATAATTGTCGCATTAAAATAGGTATAATTTTAAAATCTGAACCCGGAAAACAGCCTAAAAAATATAAACTATATTTAGATCCAAAAGCAGTTATTTCTACAAAAGCGCAGAATTTAAGAAATTCTTTTAATTCTGGAGAATGTTTATATTATAATATTAACTCAGTTACAAATTCTCCTCGGGGAAGATCAGATTTTTTAACTGTTGCTGACTGGATAGATATTTATGAGGAATTAATTTATAACCATGCTGAAAAATGGATTGAGGTTAATTTAATAGTTTGGGATTTAGTTTTTAAAGGTACAAATGCTTCAATAATTGAAGCAGAAACAAGAAAGTTTGTAGGTTCAGTAAGACAATCTAACGGTGCTTATGGTCATAGTGATAATATAGAAGTTAAAGCACATTCGCCTGATGTTAATGCTCCGGATTTAGAAAAGATTGCTTTAGTGTTGCGAAATCATATTTTAGGAAGCTTTGGTTATCCTGCACATTGGTATGGCAGTGCTGGAGATATAAACAAAGCTACAAGTCAAGAAATGACTTTACCAGCGTTTAAGTTGTTTAATCGTAGGCAAAAATTGGTTAAGAAAATATTGTTTGATTTAGCTTCTATTCATTTAGCTGGTGTATTGAAATATAATCCAGAAGTTCTTAAAAACTCGGACATAACAAATTTTGCTACTATGAAAGATATAGCTACGCTGGGAGCAGTTATAAAAAATATAGCTGATGGTTTGGCTGTAATATCGCAACAAGATTGGATAGATGATAGTAAATTGTCTGTATTATTTAATAATATTTTTAAACAATTAGGAGTTGAATAAATTTTTAGGAGATTTAGTAATGAAGGATAAGTTTGATTTTGTAAGTGAGGTAATGTTAAATGGTCTGAAGTATAAAGATGTAAAGCAAGATTTAGATGAAGAATCTGGTAAAATAAGATTCAGAATGGAAACTAGGCAGCTAACCAAAAATGATATTTTAAATGCTATAGTTAAAACTGAAAACGAAAAAACTTATATTGTTGTAGTAACTAAAGATGCCAAAAAACATGTTATTGAAGTAAAGGATGCTAAAATTGGTGTTGGAACTATTTTACCGAAAGGAGCTGATAATGTCCAAAAGATTGTTTAGTAGACTTCAAGCTAATGAAGTTATAAATGGTGAGAATTTAAAAATAGATTGTATTTTGCAATCTGCAGAGGTAGATAAAAAAGGCTATGTTTGGGATGTTAGAATAATTAAATATGGTCAGGATAAAAACAAGCGTGTTTGGACTAAGGAAGTTTTGCAAAGTGCTTTGAAATTGTTTGAAGGGGCAAAAGTGTTTTTGCTGGATGATTCGCAGCATACGCAGAGTGATAAATCTGTGAAACAAATTGCAGGATGGTTAAGCAATGTTCAGGCTACTGAAGATGCTTTGGTAGGTAAGTTAAACTTGGTTCAGTCTGGATCAGGTAATGTAATTCGAGATATTTTACAATCCTCGTTTAAAGATAATCCTGAATTAATAGGTTTGTCTGTCGATTGTTTAGGCCAGGAAGAAATTTTGCCTGATGGCACTAGAAAAGTTTTGAGTATTGTTAAAGCTGCTGTGGATATAGTACATACTCCGGCTGCTGATGGTAAGTTTATGAAACTGGTAGCTAGTGCTAATACAGATGCTACTGCATATATAAGAGCAGAGAAGGAAAAAGTTCAGCGTGAAACAGATTTAGCTACTTTACACGCTTCTTTTGCAATAGAACTTGAAAAAGCTAAAATAGGTAATACGCAGTTATTGTTAGAAACAAAATTACAAGCTGCAAAATTACCTGAAGTTGCAAATGCAAAATTAAAAGCCCAGTTTGCAGGAAAAGCTATTGATGAGAAAATATTGGATCAAGCTATTCAGATTGAAAAACAATATTTAGATATTATTCAAGCCCAGACAGTTAAGGATTTAGGAAGTGTACGAATTTTAGCTGATGATATGGATAATAGAATAAAAATGTTTGATGATTTGATGGATGGTAAGATTCATAGCATTAAAGCAGCTTATGTAAACTTTACAGGTGATAATGCTATTACTGGATTGGTTAAAAATTGTTCTAGATTGACAGCTTCGTTGGATTCAACAAGTTTTGCTAATGTTTTGGGCGAGACTTTAAATCGCAAAATGCTTAAAGAATGGTCACAGAGTCATTGGAATAGAGACTGGAATAAAGTTTGTGAAATTACCACAGTTCCAGATTTTAAGACTCAGCATAGAGTTAGATTTGGCGGCTATGGAGATTTACCAACTGTGTTAGAATCTGCACCTTATACAGCAGCTACAAGCCCTACAGACGAAGAAGCTACATTTAGTGTAAGCAAACGTGGTTACACTGAGAATGTCACGTTTGAAATGATAAAGAATGATGATATTAATGCTATTCGTAGAATTCCTAAGCGTATGGGTGTTGCAGCAGCCAGAACGCTTTATAAATTTGTGTTTGATTTTTTTACTACAAATGCTGCTATTTATGACAATGTAGTTTTGTTTCATGCTGCTACACATAGTAATTTAGGAACAACGGCGTTTTCAGCCGCAGAGTTAGCTGTGGTTAGAACTGCTATGATGAAGCAGACTGAGAAAGATACAAGTGAGGTTCTTGGTATATTTCCTAAGATAATTCTTAATCCTATTGATTTGGAAGCAACAGTATGGGCTGCTATTGTAGCATCAGGTAGGGGTGATTTTACTCCGCAATCTCCTGATTTTGTAAGAGATCAGTCATATTCGAACATTACTGTTATGCATTGGACTGATGCTACAGATTGGTATGCGGTAGCAGATCCAAGCATGTGGCCTGGTTTGGAAATAGGTTTCTTGGATGGTAAAATCGAGCCTGAAATGTGGTTACAGTCAGCACCTACAGTTGGTTCTGTGTTTAGCAATGATATTATTACTTGGAAATTGCGTCATGTTTATGGTGGGGTAATTACAGATTACAGACCTTTCTATCGTGAGACTGTGGCTGGTTAAGGCTTTTAAAGATTTATAAAAAATTTATATTACTATAAAGGAGTATAAAACAATGTTTAAAAAATTATTGGTTTTAGGTACTGCAGCTTTAATTAGTTGCAGTACCGCTTTTGGTGAGGTAGTTGATTCGGGATATTCTGCTCCAAGTACATACGCTCAGACTTTGCCTGGAATTGAGACTATTGTTTTGAATTATGATATGACTGGTATAAATCTTACAGTTACAGGTAGTACTACAGCAGAAAAATATGTAGGTGGTTTTGTAGCTCCTGGAGGATATAGAATTTTATCTGGTACTGCTAGGATAGGAACTGAAACTTTTGGAGCTGTCAGTGATACAGTTATTGTGGATTTACTAGAAAGTCCCACAGGTACAACTACATTGACTTCAATGCTAACTTCAGTATTGGCTATGGGCACAGCTTCTTCGCCTTATACATTTGCGTTTACAGATAAGGTTTTAGATAAATCTAGTACACTAGTAATTAATCGCTACGGTAGTATGACAGCAGCAGAAAGCACTGGCTGGAGAAATTTACAAATTGCTTTGCAAGTTCAAAGAAAATAGTTTAAGGAGTTATAACAATGCCCAAAGATAAAAAGAATTTTGATAACAGTAATAAACAAAAACAGTCAAAGGAAAAACCAAAGCCTGATTCTAAGTTTAAGAAAAAATAAGATTTTTAAATTTTAAATTTATCATAGGGGGTAGTGAATGCTCTTAGATTTGGAAATAGAAGAAAAAATCAGTGTAAAGTTAAGTGATTTTGAGATTGAATTGGCAAAAAATGATTTTTTAACTATAGATGGTGTGATACTTGCAGGAAGTTTTTATGAAGGTAAGGAAATAGAATCAGATTGTATTAAGGTTTTGGATGACAGATACCAAGATGCAAGTTTAATTGAGATAAATACTATTTTGACTAATCCTGTTGAAGACGTAGTTAAAAGTTTGGTGACAAGAAAAAGTATCAATCTTGAAGGAATTACTCGAATTGTTGGTTATTATAGTAGAGTTTCAAATTGGAATAAAAGCAAAGTATCTGAGTTAAAAGACAGACATACAGGTAATTACGCTTTTTAATTAAAATTAATCTATGCAGAAGGGAGGAAAATAACTTCCTTCTGCATAATTTTTATGAAGAATTTAAACAATGGCTTCTACACATTTAGATATAAGAACAAGGGCTTTGCGATGGATTAGAGATGATACGAGTTTGTTGAGCTTGTATGTTCCTACAATATGGGCAGTTACAACAGCATATTCTCTAAATGACTATGTAAAACCTACGTCTATGTTAGGTAGAACGTATAAATGTACTACAGCAGGAACATCCGGTGGAACAGCTCCTACGTTTCCTACACAAGCAGGCTCAACTGTAGTTGATGGTACAGTAACTTGGACTGAGGATTCAGATGATGTTGACAGGGCTATTTTGATAGCTTTGACAGATTTTAGCTATCATGTGCCTAAGATAGTTGTGAGTAAAGTTACAGGCAATGCTGCAAAAGATTATTTAATTTCAACAACATTATCTACTTTTGACACAGATTTTTCAGTTATAGAAAATTTAGAGTATCCTATTGATAAAGTTCCAGCTTGTTATTTGGCTAGGGATTTGTTTGATATTTATACAAACAGTGTAGGTACATATTTAAGATTAATAAATTTAACTTTGCCTACAACAGAATATTATAATGTAGAATACACAGTAGCTCGTTCAATTTTAGAAATACCGCTTCGTTATGAAGAGATTTTTATATATAAAGTAGCTTCGATTGCGTTGTACCAATTAGCTATTATAGTGTCTAAAGGCTATGATAGTAGTATTTCAAATGTAACGTTTGAGTCACAGGATTCAGCTAAAATAATCAAAGACAGAGCTATGGAACTCGAACGCAAATATAATAGATTTCTGGGTATTGCAGACAACGGAGCAAGTAGTTATTTTACAGTAATAAATAAAAACCGAGATTATCCTTTAGGTCAAGGAAGATTAACTCATAGTAGATTATATAACAGAACACGCTAATGGCTATAATTGATATAGAGTTTAAGATTTCTAAAAATTGGGTTACGAGTGTTAAAGAAAAACTTATAGGAGAAGTTCGTAAAACAATGCAAAAGTCTGTAAAAACAGCTACAGATTCAGTTAAAAAATTTACACCTAAATCATCTGGAGCTACAAGAGACTCTATTCAAGGAAGTTTAATTCGAGGAACAGATAGTTTTAATATTAAAGTATTTTCCACAGGAACAGCCAAGAAATATTTTCATGTTTTAGATAAGGGTCGAGTTGCAGGAATGCAAAGGACTGTTTATCCTAGAGATAAACTAATTGCTTGGATGAGACGCAAAGGAAAAGTTACATCTAAAGCAAGTGTAAGTAAGCTTGCAAATTATATAGCTTCGACTTCAAAACCAGGATTAGGTATTACAGAAAAAGCAGAAGCTGAAGCCTTGCCTAAAATACAATTAGCAATAACTTTAGCTATGAAAGAATTTCATAGGAGGATGATGGGATAATGGCTGAATTGACTATAAGAGCAGAGATTAAAACAATATTGTCTGATGTGACAAACATAGGCAATGTTTATGACTATGCTAGAGAGATAAGATCAGAATCCAAATATACTGATTTGGTCAAGACTGTTATTAGTGGTGTAAGTATATCACGAGTTTGGTTTATTTATATGGAGAGCCAGACTACAGAACAGGTCGTTTTGGGAATAGGCAATCAACGAGAAAAAACTTACAAATATAAACTTGAAGGTTGGTTAGGTTTAACAGACAGTTCTGAAACTCAAGCCTCAACATTAATTACTGCCATTGAATCAGCTTTTGCAGCAAAACCAGATTTAAATTCAACATGCTTTTACCATGATTTTATTCAAGTAGACAGTATTGATATAGAAGCTTTTGGTAATAGAGTATGTAATCATATTGTATTAACTTTGACAGTTAAGGAGAGGTCAACATGACACAAGCTACAGGATCAAGAACAAGTATTTATGTGGCTATGGAGGATAATTTTAATCAGTTAGCTGGTACGACTAGCCCTTCAGGAACAGCGTTTGGTGCTGATAGGTTAGCTATTGAAGTTCCTTATAGATCAGAATCGCTCAAAGCAGAACAGAATTTAATTAGTTCTGAAGTTATTACATCAAGCAGAAATGCTCGTAAGCCTACTAGAGGGAATATTAACGCTGGAGGTAACTTAGTTTTAGAAATAAATCCTCATCAATATTGGCTATGGGCAAATGCTTTGGGAGTAAGAGCTACTGTAGATTCAATAGCTGCTTCTATAGCTGAAAATAGTGCTACAGTTGGAACAGCTCCATATGTACATACGTTTAGTGTTGGTGATTTGCCCACAAGTTTTTCACTGGAAAAACGATTTGGTTCGTTTAGTTCTGGTAACAAATACTGGCAATATACAGGGTGTAGAATTTCTAAATTAGCTATAACAGTGCCTAGGGAAGGCGCAGTGTTGGCTACAGCAGATATTCTTTGCGCAAACGAAACACCTGCTGCTACAAGTATGAATACTAACGTACTTTATGACAAAGCTTTTGCGCATGAAGCTTGGGATAGTTTTGAGTTGTTACCGGCACAGGTATTGCTTGGTGCTACAATAGGAACTGCGTCTGCAAATGCTTTGATAAGTGAATTGTCTTTTACGATATCAAATCCTATGGACGAAGATGTGCGAGTTCTAGGAGGAGCTGGTATTCGCAAATCCTTGCCTGAAGGTGTTGTTATGGTAGATGGATCGGCTACGTTTATGTTTACTGCAGATACGTTAAGTTTAGCAGCGGATATTTCATCTGGAACTGTAAAAGCTATGCAGTTTAAGTTTATTCGGGGTGCAGGTGATGGTACTCCTGGAGATGAATATATAACTTTTCAATTACCTGAATTAATGTTTGCTAGGAATTCACCACAAGTAACCCGACCAACAGGGATTTATGTTACTTACAACTTTACAGGTTTTTATTCTTCTAGTTCTGAAGCAAGCACATTTAAAGTTATTCTGGCTCGAAATGAGCCTCCGAGATTATAGAGAAAGGAGTAGTAATATAAAATTTTTATATTACTGATTATGAATTTATCATTACGAGAAAAGCTTTACAATTTTGACAAATTGACCTGGAAACAAGCTTTGAATATTTTTCCCACTGTGAAAAAAATAGTTAAAGCCTGTATAGATAACCCTGACACAGCAGACGAAATTTTAATATCAATGTGTCAAGATCAAGGCTTGTTTTTGATTGCTAATTTGGCTACTTTTCAAGGAAAAGCTTTAAACGAAACTGAGTATGCTGAGTTAATGTTAGCATTGGAAGAAGATTTGACTTTTGAACAAGGCTATGATATTTTCCAAAATTTTTTTACAACCAATTCAGGCCTGCTTCAAAAGATAATGCAGTTGATATCCCTAACAGGAACAAAGCAAGAATAGCCTATGAAAAACGTTATTTGATATTTTTGTTAGATAGAGTTTTTAGTACTGAGTTTGATTTGATTATATATTTACTTACTAAAGGTGATATAACAAAACGAGAGTTGGTTTTAACTACTATTGACATTTTTGACAGTTTTAAATTTATCCCTTTTTGTTATAAAGATTATATAAATAATCAAATAATTTCGCAGATTATTCAGGGTGAGCATTCAGAATTAGCTCAAAAACGTACCGAGATAGAATCATGTATGGCATGTTTAAAAATAGGACAGGGTTTTTGCTTTGAGTGTAATAAATCAGTATTAACTGAGGGTAAATAATTTGGCGGATAGTACAAGTAAACATATTTTAGATATTCAAGTCAAACTTAAAGATTCGGCTGAGTTGCAGAAATTAAAATCTCAGTTAGAGGCTTTAGGTTTTACAGCTAAAAAGTCTAAAGAAAGCTTTGCTGGATTTGATACTGGCGTAAGTAGACTTGGTGGATCAATGTCTGGTTTAAGTAGGCCAGCTGCACAAGCTGCTCAAATGTTTACTGTATGGTCAGGTACCACACTTACAGCATTGAATAGTTTGAATAGTTTAAAATTTGGTATATTATCATTTAAAGCAGAATTAATTGATTTGTATTTCATAGGTTCTATGAAAATGCAAGCTTTGTTTAAGTTAATGTCTTTACCAGGATCTGCGATAAAATCTTTTGCTGAATTTGAACGAGCTGTGCATGGAGCACAGATAGCCGCAATTCAAGCAGGAGCTAGTGTAGCCCAAGCTAATGCTTTGATAGAAAGATCACAAAAAAGAGCTTTAATTGCAGCTGTAGATTCTGCTGCTGTAATAAAAGACTTATATGCTGCTGAATATAATACAACTCAGATAGATAAGATGGCAGAAGCTATAGAAGTTATGTCATCTGTAATAAGGCAGAGTGGTTTGACTATAGGTCAAGCTGTTAGTGGTACTGCAGAAGGGTTACGATTTATGCGTAATCAGTTATTAGATAATATGGGAGCTACGCAGAATTTTGGTATTTCCTTAGAAAAATTTGCTACTAAATATAACACAACAGTAGATAAATTAAATAATGCTCAGCGAAGATTAGCTTTACATGACTGGGTAGTTAGTGAAGGTCAGCCTTATATAAAAGCACTAGCACAATTAGAAAATGACACAAGTAGGAAATTAGAAAAATTAAATATTCTCTGGACAAATTTTAAAATTGAGTTAGGTGCTGGATTAGCAGAACCTTTAGAAGCCATTATTGATCTATTGCCTACTGTTTTAGCAATGTTTGCTAAATTGTTAGAGCAGATAGCACTAACTATTTTAGGGTTTAAAACTTGGTCTGAGTTATTAAAAGCTATAGGAAAACAATCAAATCCTATATGGGGAACTTATTATGATCCAGCTACCGGTAAGTTAGTATTTCCAGAAGCAGGAAAATCCCCTGTTCAGGTTATGGAACAACATTATGCAGATGCGGCTGCAATAGAAGGTTTATATGAAGGATTTGGTAAGTCTATGACTACATTAATATCCCAAATTAAAGCTGGCAGCATAGGTACAAAACCACCTGATGTAGTTAAACCTGAAGTTGATAAAGATGCAGAAAAACAAATCGAAGCAATTCAAAGTAAATTAACTCATGGAATGAGTTCTAGCATTTCAGATGCTTTATACAATGTCTTTGCAGGAGATCAAGCTAAAAGTTTGTCTGAGTTAGTTTTGAATTTTTTCAGGGGCATAGGACGAAGTATTACAGATATTTTAGGTAATGCTATAGCTACAGCTTTAATAGAGTCATCTTTAGGTAAATCCTTAACTAAGGGTTTAGACAGTATTGTGAGTTCCCTAGGTGGTTTAGGTGCAAGCAAAGCTAATATAGGTAAGGGGAGTACTTTAGGTACTACAAGTGGGGGTAGTGATTTAACCAATGCTATATCTAAAATGGGCTCAGGAGGTGGCTCTTCTCTTGGTTCTATGTCCTCAAACACATATAATATAAACGTAAATACTAAAGTAAGTGCGTTAGACGGAGCAGATGCTACTAAAGTATTGTCCAGGAACTCAAAAGTTATTGCTTCGCAATTAGTAGATGAGATCAACAAATCTAAACACCTTTCTGATAGAATAAGACGGGGTTAAATGACTACTTTTAATAGATTAGATCCAACAGAAGCTAGTTTTCCAAAGCAGCCTTCGGGTTATTTAAGCTGGGGTAGAACAGGTAAACTTCAAGCTCGTACATCCATAGACAGAGGATTGATTTGGACTGAAGTCTACGACCATCATGATGGAGATGAGCAAGAAGTTAGGGAATTTTTTGACTATGTAAATTATTTATGGATGACTCAAACTGTGTTTGAGATAACGCATCCCCATAGGTCTACGCCCAAGGGCATTGCTACAGGTTCGCCTATAGTTACAACAGCTTCTCAAACTGGTTCGAGTTTAAATACTTCAGGCTGGACTTTTAATATAACAGGAATTCTTAAAGCTGGTGATATTATAAGAATAGCAGGCTTGCACAATGTTTTTCATATTTTGACTGATGCAAATAGTGATGGCACAGGATTGTCTACATTAACAATATTTCCTGATATAATTGCAGGTAAATCACCTGGTGCTTCTGCTGTTATTACAGCTAACAATGTTACAATACGAGCAGTAATTGCAGATGAGCCTCAATTTCCTATGGCTTCAGCTAAACAATACATGTCAGATATTTATAATGGTTTAATTATTAAATATAGGGAAGCTAATTAATGGATTATAGGGTATATATAAAAGACCCCGGATATAGCATAGGTGCAAGCTCAATTATTGTGACTGGATTGCTGCCTAGTGTTGATGCTGTAATTATCTCAGGAACAAAGTTTAAATTTGAATCTGATAGTACAGAATATACTATTGCGAGTACTGTTGATTCTGATAGTGCTGGTGAGGCTACGTTAGCTTTTACTCCTACTTTAACCATAGCAATCGCAACAGACTTGCCATTACTTTTACAATCGCCTAGAGATTTAACTTCTGCTGTCAAAACACATACACAAGCCCAAGTAGCTAAATTTGCGTATGCTATGCAGTTTGAGTTTAGTGGTCAAACTGTTTGCATAAATGATTCTCCGCAAGATTTAAGATTTTTTAATCCTGAGTTAGGAACTCCTGCTGTGAACGTTTCTGGCCAAACTGGAACAAGCTTAAATATAAAAAATTGTGAAAAAGACAGTGTTATTTTTAGGCATGGAGAAAGTTTTTATATAAGTGATATTACACAACAATATACAGTTGATACTACTATTTTAGATACAGCTATAGATATAACAGAAACTACAGACAATTGGTATACTATTGCCGATGTACTTAAAGAATTAGATACTAATATTAAAATTACTGTAGATAGTAGTATTAAAGATGGTTATATTGTAGCATGGAATAATTTTAGTTCTACAAAAGATTTAAGCTCTTTTGATAACCTTAAATTTCAGATAAAATCTAATATAGCTTTAAAATCAGGCGATTTTATGTTAGTTTTATCATCTCGTAAAAATTGTAATTATATATTAGATTATTTTCCTATACCAGAATTAGAAATAAATACTTGGTCAAGTGTTGACTATGTTTTACCTTTTAAAAACAGTTCTGTAATGACAGAAATAAAATCCTTGGGTATATTGTTAAATACTACATTGTTAGCAAATACACAAATATGGTTAAAGACTATAAAAACAACTAAAAACAACATAGTTTCAGATTCTTCTGGCAATGCTGTGGTTACACTAAGTCCTGCTGTAGCTAGTCCTAGTAATAATTCGCAATTGCACAGAAATTGGTCAGGTATAGGTGGGTATTTTGGCTTTGATTCTATAAATGAATCTACAGATTTAAAAGGTAATTATGTAGAGATTAAACTTTCAGCCTGTGATCAAAGTGTGCTGCAATTAATTTTAACTAATAATTACATAGGTAGATTATTCAGAGCTTATAAATTATATTTAGACGAAGGACAAATAGTTTCAAAACCTGTGGTTTTGCATATAGGCTACATGCACGGAGGGTTTGAGTTTAATTCTGAGTATAGCGAAGATGACAGATCTAAAACAGATACTTTGTCTGGCAGAATTCAGGATATTTTATCTGCTCGGCGCAAAATAGTTGGCATTCAAACAAACAGTGAAAGTTTAAATTTAATCCATCCTGATGATAATTTTTTTAAAGAAGTTCCTAATTTGGTACATAAAGCTATAGTTTGGGGTGATACTAAAACAGATAGTGGTGGTGGAATGTGTTTATTGGCTACAACAGTTTTTAAAGTTGTTGGAGGTTTAGATGATTGTAGTGAGTTGAAAATTCTAAGAGATTTTAGGGATAATGTTTTAAGTTTAACTGAGGGCGGTCAATTATTAATAAAAAGCTATAATTTAAATAAACAATCCTATGTTGATTATATAGAATCTTGTTCAGATAAAATGGGTATATATAATTTTATTTATGATTTAGTATTACAAGCTATTGTAGCTATAATTAATAAAGATTATTTAAAAGCTATTAATTTGTATTACGGTATTGTTTTACCATTAAAATATGAAATCGCATACACAATTGTTAATTGATTTATATGCACGTCATAAAGGCACTAAATTGGTGTATGGGCAATTCGATTGCGCCATATATACGTTACAATGTTTGGACGTGTGTAATGTGCATATAACCCCGCCACAATGGATTGATTATAAAACGGCATATAAATTATTTAGAAATATTAAAACAATAGAGAATTTTTTACTCCCTTTTGGTTATGTTAAAATTGATTCTGGTTTAGCCTATACACAAGATTTAATTATAATCAAAGACAAAAAACCTCATACAATAGGAATGATTTTGTATGATAAGTTTTTTTATATAGACAAAGATAAAGGACTGACTTTAAAATTGATTTCAGAGTTAAAATCTGATTTTGTTATATTGAGGAAAATGAATGATTAATAATGCTCAGGTTGAGTTTAATACTGGCTGGAAGAAGCAAGAAGATGAAGCCAAAATGAGGGCTTTGCAAACAGCTGCGCAATCTGGTAAATTTGGATTACAGGCAGCAAAGTTTGCCAATACTATATTAGCAGGTCAGACTACTTCGGCTGCTTCAGTTGCTCCTTCAATGACTATGCCTGGTCAGGCAATATCAGCTTTTGCAATGCCTGGTCAGGGCGCAAGCACAATAGCTTCTATAGTTCCAGTAGGAACTGCGACTCCTGGATTAAGCTCTGTTGGTGCAAGTACAGCAGCGGGTTTAGGTGCTGGGGCATCTGGAGTTGGAATGGCTGCATCTGGTACTGCTATAGGTTCTATAGCTGGTTCAGCAGCTCCAATTATAGGTTCAGCAGCTATACTAGGTTCTGGTGGTTTAGGTGCTGGAACAGCTATGGGTGCTGGTATAGCTACTACTGGTATTGGTACAGCAGCTACTGCTGGTATGGGGGCTGCTCCAGCAACTAAAGGAGCTTTATTTGCTCCAGTAACAATGGGGTTGTCTTTAGCTTTAGCTGCTGTTATGATAGGCTTGGCTATAGCAGCTAGGCAAGGTGGTGCTGGAGGTGTAGGTCAAAGCAGGAAATTCCAAGCTAACGGCAGTTCAACAGAAACTTATTTGCCTAAACTTTACGGCAAATGTAGAATTGGTATAAACAGAATTTTTGTGGATACTGACCCCGATGATAAAGACAGAATTTATATTATTGGTGCTTTAGGAATCGGTTCGATTAAGCATTTTAATAAAGTCTATTTTGATGACGAGGTAGTAGCTACATGGAATAATAATAAAAAAACATGGTCTTATAAAGGTAAGTATAAAAGTAATATTTATATAGAACAACGTAAAGGAAAAGCTAACAATACTGCTTACAATACTGTAGTTAAAAAGTTTACTTATTGGACAAATAAATGTATGGGCAAAAACATAGTTTCTATAATGTTTATGCTTAAATATGACACTGATTTATTTCCTAATGGTTTGCCTACTATTACTTTAAAATTAACTGGCTCGAATGATATTTATGATCCTAGAACAAATTCTTCAGGCTATACAAATAATTTAGCACTTTGTGCTGCTGATTATATGCAGAATAAATTAGCTGGAATAGGTATTGAGAATAATTTAATGGATTATACCTCTTTAGCAGCAGAAGCTAATTATTGTGATGAGATAGTAGGAACAGACTATGTAAAAAATCCAAAGACAAGAATTACTGTAAATGCTGTAGATGGTAGAACACCTTTGACAGTAGGAGAAACTAGATATTACAAAGTAGGTTTTAAATCTGTTAATACTACATACGATGGTAGAGTTAGTGAAACAATACGTAGGATTATTTTATCTACAGCTATAGCTAAATCAGCTACAACTGTATTAGGTTACATGGAAATAACTATAACTTTGCCTACAGGAAGTAATATTGATCAAATAGATTATGTTTCCTTATATGCTTCGATAGATGAAGGTACAAATTATTATTTAGTTCAAGAAATGGAGTATGATAGCAAAGATGATGATTTAGGTGCTACTGTAATATGGGTAGATAATAAAGCTTCTCAAGAATTAACGGATGAATCTTTACTGTCGGATGATGATACTTGGACTGGCGATGATGTTCCTAGTGCTCCAACATTATCTGCGAGCCAAGTAGTATTCAATTCAATAACTACAAAATTAGATTATTATGGTTCTACTAAAAAAGCTTATTACAGATACAAATATGTTTATACTCAAGGTAGTAATATCACAACAGCTTCTCCTAGATCTAAAGCTATAAAAATTACAAAGGGGCAAAGAATTGTAGAGTTAACAGATTTTCCTGTTTCAGAAGATAGTACAGTAGACGGTATTAAAGTCTACAGAACACCTCCTATGCCAACTAAAAAATCTGATTTGGATGATTCAACTACTTATCCATATAAACTCTGTGCTACGTTAGCTTTAAATGCAGATTATTTTTTAGATTCTTTGCCTACAGCTAGTCTTACAGATTCTTTACCTACAATAAACACAGCTGTTTCTGGACAACATGCTAGATATACTTGTGATGGTATTGTAGACACTTCTGTAGATGTACTTGACAATTTAGAATCCCTTCTTTTTTGCGGTAGATTGTTGGTCTACTTTCAAGGTGGAAAATATCGATTTTTAATTAGAAAACCGTCTATTGCTGAAGATATTGCTATAACTGATGACAATGTTATAGGTGATTATAGAGTAGTTATTAATGGGGTTGACAATACCGCTAATATAATCAGAGGAGAGTTTTTTGATAACGATGCTAATGATCAGCCGAATTGGGTAAGTTACCCCCCAAGAAAATATAAGAATTTATATTTAGCTGAAGATAATGGTTTCGAGAATGTAAAAGAAGTTACGTTTAATTTTGTTATAGATAAAGACAGAGCTAAAAGACTTTGTAAAGTTCTACGTGACGAAGCTAGATTTAATTTACCTGTTACTGTGCAGACTATGGAGGATTTGTCTAGTGTTAAAATAGGCTCAGTTATTAAAGTTACTTTGGAAAGTATGGGCTGGAATGAAAAATTATTCTGGGTTATAGGCATGGGTTTAAATCATAACTGTACTTTGCAACCTATATTAGACCAGTACGTTGAAGAAGCTTATGATGAAATAAATTTAGGTCAAGATTTAAGTATTGTTGATATTGCTGATACAGATTTACAAGATCCGACAGAAGCTCCTGCTGAGATAGAAATAGATTCAAATTTAATAATAGAAGAAATGTTTCAAGATAATTATACTGCAAACTGGAGGATCAAAGTTCCTTTTACTAATCCCGAAAGTCCTTATTGGGATCATAGTAAAATTTACTTAAAACGAGGAGATGATGCAGAGTTTGACTATTATCAAACTATAGCCAAAGACAATGATGGTGTATTCTATATATACCCTATAGAATATTTTACCACTTATTATTTTCAAGTACTGAGTGTTTCAACACTAAATGTCTCACAACCTATGTATTCTGAAGGTATAGATGATCCAGATCAAAACTCAACTACAATTTGGAAATACACAACAACAAAAGCAGTTCCTGTTTGGACTAATCAAGGAATAGAATTAGTGAGTAAAAATGGTAATAGTAATGAAGCGTATGGAGCTAATTTTGTATTTAGATGGAAACCTTATGCTGGTGTAGCTGGTAGTCAATTTAGTGCTAATGATAATAGTTTAGGTAATACAACTACAGAAAATTTTATATACTATGTTCAAATTTGGCATGATTATTCTAGTAATGTAATTATAAACCAAATTAATAAATCTACAGATTTGGCACATTCTTTTTATACTAAAGAGACTTTAGCTACATATACTTTTGCTGATAATATTGAAAATTCAAAAGTATTGTTTGAGGGAATTTTGATAGAAGATTCTGCTGGAACAATATCCTGGAACACTAAAACGTATTCTGTATACACAAAAGTAAAAAATGCCCAGACTTATTATGATCAATACTGGGGTAAGGCTTTTTCAAGTATTAGGGTAAAAGTCAGTGTTATGGATGAGTTTAGTCAATTATCTGGAACTAGTGAAGAGGTTATTTTTACCAATCCTAGACCTTTAATGTTGGGTAGTGATAGAGCATTAATTCCTTTATCAATTCTTAATACTAAATCAGGAGCAGAGGTTAGCTTTCAACATCCTGATAAGGAGTACGATGTAACACATTTCTATTTAAAATATTTTAGGATTGGTGATTGGTTAGCAAATGAGGCATATCTTGCAAATGATGTTATTTTGCATGGCAATACTGTATACGTATGTTACCAGTCTGGTACAAGCGGAGCAACAATACCGGCGGATATAGCGGCTGAATTAGGCGAAGATTATATTATCACAGATAATACATGCAAATGGGCGCATGGGTCAAGCTATATAACGGCCATATTTGCTTTGTCTCAGCCTGATACTACATATCAAAGCAAGATCAAAACATTAACAAGGATTACCATTTCGGCGGAAATACAAAACAATACTGAAATGATAATGTCGTTGGTTAATGTAAATTCTACCGATGATGATGTTGCAAATGCTTATTACACCAAGGAAATTAAGCAGCTTGATCCTAAATATAAATACTTAATTGGCGTTATCCCTCTTGATGTTTTCGGGAAAACTGAGGCAGTATCAAACTATGCTTGGGGATGGGCGCAACCAGGTTTGACTGATGATGATGACGAAAACGAGATTGAAGCTCCATCTACTCCCGCATTAGATAGTTTGCCACTTGTAGATGCTGCGATAGATATAAATGATGGTTCAACCCTAAACAGATTAATGTTTAAGTGGTACAACAATAATACTCAATATGGCGAAACAGATATTGAGTATTATCAAGTGCAATTTGTGGGAATAGGAAAAGCTGATTTGGTATATACAGATTTCCCAAGTGATTACGAAATCCAAGCAGGTGTGAAAAATATTGGTGGGGATAATTATTATGTAACATCCAAGGATGAATTTCCTGCCGAGGCTTCGGGTACTGCAACGAATCAATATTTGCTTAATGTTGAAACCGGTTATACCTATTTTGCAAGGGTAAAAGCTTATAACACATCAGGTTTGGAAAGTGCTTGGACAGCGATAGCGGCAAACACAACACTAGCCATTCAAGGCGATATTGAAGGCATTGTAATGGATAGCGTATCGCCGTCGACGATAGATGTGGCACCACTTAGCGAAATGCTAAAAATTGAGGTAAATATTACTACCCCCCCAAGTGATTTATGGGGTTGTAAGTTTGCGGTAAAATCATCTGCTTTTTTAGGAACAGCAAGCGATTCAACAGGAAAAGCCGATAGGGCATTATACAAAACTGCTGAGATTGCTGCTAAAGAGGGAAAGATAATTTACTATTTTGCGGGTGATACAGGAGAAACCTATTATGTTTCGGCTATGCCATTGGATAATAGTAAAAATGAAGCCAAGCTTGGAGGAGTTGTTTCATGGCTAGATGCTGGAAGCGGTTATCAAGTAACTGGAATAACAAATGCAAGCCTTGGCTATTCTCACAAAAAGTTTAAATTCGATGGTGAAATAAAATCTAATACATATAATCAAGTTCGATGGAAAAATCACTCTGTCGACCATCCTGGAGATGGATATGGAACTTTAAAAATTAAAAGTAATGCTGTAGAATCCTATCAAATAAGCAATGTAACTTATCAAACAGTTACGGGAAGCATGATTTTATGCTGGTTGAGTTCCGCCACTACGCAATTTAGTCTTGTTGATTATGGAGATTATTTTACAGACACCGCCTATGAATCTGCTATTGCTATTGCAAGGGTATCAGCAAATGCTGATACTTCGCAAAACGCAACAATTGTGGATTATGAAGGCGATAACTACAGCATAACATCTTCCATGCTGTCTACTAATTTCCTTGAAGCAGCACATATACAGGTCGGGGCTTTGAATGGGCAGTTAATTGTAGGCTCAACAATAAGAACAGGTATCGGTAATAATAGGGTAGAATTAACTCCGGATGGTATAAAAGCTTATGATTCCTACGCAGTACAAAGGGTAAATATTTTAGCTGATGGGTCAGGATGGTTGGGGGCAAGCGATAAATTATATTGGGATACAGCAGGAAATTTAACTGTTACAGGCGTTGTTGCCGATAGTGTGGCGGCTGAAAACATTACAGCTGGTGTGATTACAGGGAGTACTTTGCAGACTGCGGCAAGCGGGCAGAGATTTGTAGTGGATACGACAAATAAAGAGGCCTCATTTTATTATGACTCGGGCATCATTCAGAAAGTTTGCCGCATTGGATTTTCAGAACCTTCGCCAGATGCTGTAATAATCATCAAACATTTTGACAGTGGTCGATTACCTCATCGAGCCATAGAAATAATTACAGAATCAGATTCCTTTCCCAGTTTAAGCGTAGATAATTATGGTGCAACGGCAGCTATTTATGGTCACACACATGCAGAGGGTGTAGGGGTTCATGGTTCATCGGATGGTGGTTCTGGGTATGGTGTAAGGGCAACAGGTAATGCAACAAACGCGCCTTTGTTTATAGATGGACAAGGAGGTGCACCAGCATTGGGAAGTTTAGGTGGTATTTATGTAAATAGCGCCAGTAATAGTTTGCATTTCCACAATGGGACAGTATGGAAAATTATAGCTTTTGTATAAAGGTGATAATATGGAAAACAATACAACAATAAAATCACAATCTGAACCAATAATTGGCAAAGCGTCTCAACATTTTTCGGCAGAGTCATTTAAAGGCTGTATATATTTTAGCGATTTAACACAAAATTTTTATGACCATAATGGGGATCAATGGAAGGAGGTATTATCTCTATAATGGAAAATAATACAACAATAACAATGAAGCAAATCAACAGAGACCAGATTTTTATTGAAATAATGTACGAGCGTAATAATGCAATTTTTTCTTTAAGCAAGGAGAATTCCCTACTTAAAGAAGAAATAGAAATTTTAAAATCTAAATTGAAAGAATAACAGTAACATAAAAATTTTATATAACTATAAAGGGGATTTAGCCTATGGAAAACGTCCCTGTAAAATTTAAAGCTGGCAGTGCAGTAAAGGCTACTCAGTGCGAAGATAAAATCTGCACTAATTGCGGTGCAATGTTTTCCCTGGGTGCAACAGCAAAAGAGAGAACTGCAGAATTTGCCAAACTATGTTCAGACTGTCAAGCAAAAGCATGTGCGTTATTTTTTGGTTTATTTAGTGATTTTAAAGGAGAATAACCTATGGCAATCATAACTGGTACTGGTACATTTACACAAGACAGTACCAGTATTGCAAGCATTACAGGATTGAATCAAGCAATAATAGGAACGGTTAAAGCTGGCCATTGGATAAAGGTTGATGATGAGGTTACAATATATGACATTGTTTTAGATGCTTCCACGGAAACTACACTAAAACTAAAACAGCCTTATGGCGGAACAACCGGAGCAAAAACTTTTGAGTTATACACAAGTTTTCTAAGCTACGATATCCCTTTGCTTGATCCTAATATGACAGGTAGTTTTTATATTCTGAACGAGATTTTTAGAAAACTAATCAATCAACTTATTGCTGCCGGTGCGCCTGACGAACATAGTTTTATCATGTCAAGGCAATGGGTTGGCGAGCCTATAGATTTAGCCGAATGGGGATATTTTAAATTTAATAGTAATGTTCAATTAGATAAAATAAGAATTTATACTGACAATGGAACAATAGACGGAAGTTTAACTCTGGATTTTAGCATTAATGATGTAGACCAGGCCTTAGCCTTGAATCTAACATCAGGAAATGACAATGCAGAAAGTAGCGCATTAACCACTCTATGCGAATCTGGCGACTATATAAAATTAAAATGGAACAACGTAGTTTTACCGGCGGGCAATAATTACTTTATAGATATAATTTATCACAGCACAAGTTCATACTTAATACGCCATGATTTTAACAAAACTGTTTTGGGTGTTTTATCAGCAGGGCAAGAAATAGGAAAATATTTCAAATTTCCTGTCAAATCAAAAGTTTTTGCAGTAATTATAACAATGGATGATTTTACGGGCGAAGGGGGAGATACGGTTGTAGAATTGTATTTAGATAACACAAGTTTGGGAACGCCTGTAATAATTACTATTCCCGAAGGGACGCAAAATCACTATGAGGAAATAGCCCAAACAGATTACGAGACAACGGAGTATTGTAGTATTAAGGTAATTTCAACAGCTACAATACCGCCTCAAAATATGCATATATTATTATATTCTTATAGGATTGAATAAGGGAGATTAAAATGGGTGAGACAAATAAAGTATTAAAAATATCAGCAACACTGACTTTGATTTTTCTGACCTTTATCTTAATGATAATTTGCTGGATAGGCAATGTATTTGCTTACGGAACACAAAGCGGCACTTTGTTAGATTTGCGTAGAGGATCAAGAGTTACTGATTTTATGTTTTATCAGCCTTTTGAGGATAAATACACATTTTATTTTGGGACACAAAGTGTAACTGGAGGCGGAACTACAGGCTATATAACAGGATCAAGTACAAGTTTTCCCAAATTAGAATACAATGCCAGCACTTTGAAATTTAATTTTACCGGTGCTGGATTACAAACTGTAAATTTGCACATTAAAAAACCTGAGAGTACATCTGGTATAGAGGCTGAATTGTTTCGCCTGGAGGCAGAAGCTGCCGGCGATAATAGTGGAGTTGTTCAGGAATTTAGAACTTCTGATATTAGAGCACAAATAGTGATGACGGACGGTGTAGGTTCTTACGATTCTCGATTGGAATTTAGAACAGCCGATGGGTCACTCTTTGCTGTGCCAATAACAAAAATGATTATTATGAATAATGGCAACGTAGGCATCGGAACTACTACGCCAAATAGCAAATTACATATTGCGGGACATGTTCTTTCACAAACAAATACTCCCCAATTTAGGTTCGCAAATGCAAGTAATAGTTTATTATGGTCTATTGGTTGCGTAGATGGTTTAACAAACAAATTTTATATTTACGAAGAAGCAGGAGGAGGGGAAGAAGGATATAAGGTCACAGTTGATACATCTGGCAACGTAGGCATCGGAACTACTACGCCAAGCAACATTTTAACCCTTCCTATAGCCTCTGCCACAGACCCGATTGCAGACGCATGGACAGTGCATTGTCTTTCTGACTACAAAGAGTTTGGCACGGAAACTACAGAAATAATACAATCACAATCTGCCGACATAGTTAGAAATTCGCCTGTGTCTATTTTTAAGCGCAAACCTTTTGTGTCAGAAATAAAAATAGAAGAAGGTCTAAAGGCACAATATCGTGAACAGGTTAGAAAAATATCTGAAAAAGATATGAGGGATTACAGAGCCAATACGGGGGTAGCAGGAAATAATGATGAAAACCTGGACGAGCTTATTGACAATTTGTGGGATACCAAGCCTGACAAGGCAGTTTTAATTGCAACAAAAGTTGATGCCGAAAAAGCCGAATTGTTAAAACTTCATAAATTCCAAAAAAACAATTATGCGATTGTTGCTGAAAATGCTCCTCCAGAGGCGCAAGTATATGATAAAGATGGGAATTTGCAAGGGGTTTCACCTATGGCTTTGATAGGAATTTTATGGTCGGCTGTCCAGAAACAACAAACTGAAATTGAGAACTTAAAGACTAGGGTTGCGGCATTGGAGTTAAAATAATATGCCAGTAGAGATAAGGGAGCACGCCATGAAAATCAGGGATATAGAATTAACTATTGAGATTAATAATCTGAAGCAAATGGTAGGCATGATGCAAACTGCTATAACTGCAAAGTGCATTGATTGCAGTTATCCTGTTGGTAAATATTTGCGTAGGGAAGAATTTTGCAAGACCTGTCCCTTGTTTAGATATAGAGAAAAGGAGGTGAAAAGTGGTTGACGATGATAAACACCCTATTTTAAATCGTATAGGTTCGCGCAAGATGATTTTGTCTATGTGGGCAATCATGGCTGTAGTGATTATCTGCAAGATTTACTATAACTTGGGGCAGGAGCTAATGGAGACAGGGAAAAGCATTACTACAACTGCTTTGCTATGTGTGCTGAGTTTGGGATTGGGACAGAATGTTTTGCAGTGGTGGTTAGACAAGGAGAAAAAATGACTGCTATTTTACGATTTATTAATCGAATGAGTACTTTTTAAGGAGGATATGAGAATGCGGTATTTTTTAATGCTAATGTTTGTATTTTGTGTATCTGTTGTTGGCTGTAATCTGGCTGATTTGAAAACAGACCCTATTACGCAGCAAGAGGTAACAGTGCTGGAGGATATCACTACTAAATCAACTGAATATATTATGCCGCTTGCTCCGGTAGTTAATACCTTTGTGCCTGGCGCTGGAATAATTATAGGTGGTGTAGTTTTGTTGCTTGGGTTACTTGGTAGTACAACTACCGCAATCGTTAAGGCAAAGAAAAACGGTAATGCTTTGTCTGCCGTTATCAAAGGAGTTGAAATTGTCGGAGATCCTAAAACAAAAGAGCAGATTAAGAACATAGCCGGGACATTGGGAGTTGAGCCTTATCTTAATAAGATTGTAAAGACTTCATATCCTACAAAAGGAGCCTAAAATGTTAGAGCATAAAAATAGGATTACAGTTGAAAAAACTGAACTGGAAGAAAAAGTGCTTAAATTATCCATCTTTATAGATGATAACGAACTCTTTGAAAAATTATCAGACGATGAGCAAAACCTTTTGGTGTCTCAATTTCATAGCATGAAAAAATATCTTGCTATTTTAAACAAACGGCTAAGCCTATTTACAAAAGGGGACTAAGATTGAATGATGAAGAATTGATTGAGCATTTCAAAATGGTCACAGAAATAGCCGTTAATAAAAGTTTTGAAAAACATATCCCTAAAATCATTGAGGAATGTAGTCGCAGAGACGAGGCGTCCAAGCAGCTTTGTCATGCCTATAATCTTTTTAGGCGGGATAGTGACGTTGACGACTACAGAAAGATGCAGCAGAATTTTGACAAAATGAGGAAGAAGGAATTGATTGTTTTTGGTCTAAGTATAACGGCAGTTAATGCTATGGTTATGCTATATCTTAAAAAATTTATTAGTTAATGTTCTATCTTAAACAGATTCGGGTAGGAGTGCGCCTACCCGAATCTTCTGTAAACTCACCTGTATAAGGTTTTGAATGAACAACTCGAACCCATTGGCAAACGCCATGCCTCATACAGGTATTAATTAAATATAATCCTGCGTGAGAACAATCTTCTCGCAAAGACGTGTGAGTTTTTCTACTTCATACTTCTCTACAATTGCTTTCACGAACTTCTCTGCCGCTTTAAGCAATCCCAAATCTTTTTCCAGCATCTCGTTTGATATATTTTCAGTGTATTTTTCGTCCATCATCTCAGTCGTTTTATACAGAGTATATTCTGCTATTCTCTGTATGTCAGGAGTAGCCCTGACATACCCAATCAACACCAATGTTTTTTCAGGTTCTACTTCATCAAGCAAGCATAATTCGAGATAATCCGAGACCCTATCCTCAATACTTGTCCATGTAAGATAGTTGTCGCTTTCCAGTCCCCAAAATTCAGCATTCACTTTGCTTCCTCCTCCCATTCCACCATAATCGGAAATTACGTACTACCCATTTCTTCAGCCTACCTCCTGGACGTTCTTCGTACTCTGTGTTGATTTTGTCCCATCTGGCCTTCTGCTCATCGCATTTGCGACAATCTTGCGCAGTATATATAATATTCATGCCTCACTCCTTCTCTCTGTCATTAGGTCTTCCAAACGCCATCTTATCTCCGCCAAAATGGTCTCGCCATTGTTTCCGTGTTCGATGGCTTCGTACAATAAGTCAACCAGTCTTTTCCTCATGCCCTGTATTTTTAATTCGTTCGATTTTTTCATAGTGTTAGCATCTTTTTCCCTTCTATCTACCCCCAGTAATATAAATTTTTTATAAAACTATCAAATCATTTTAAGAAATTTATATGTAACAATATTTTGACTAATTTTAGAATTGTCTACAGCAATAGCTTTAGATTGCACTAATAACTCTAAAACTTGGTCTATTTTTGAAGAGTCTACATTTCGCCATATTTGAGCTGATAAAGTAGCTTTTGTAACAGTTTTTTCTGTTTTGATATATTCTAAAACAAAATCAATATCTGCTGTGATATCAGTTTTACCGAGACCTTTAAATGCTAAATGCATTTTTAACTCTAAAGTTTCCAAATAACTTATAGCTTGTTCGTAATACCTCCATTCTATTAAAGAGTTATTGGATTCTGCTATGCTAAAAATCATAGCCAATTTGTTGATAAACAAAGCTTTTCGAGAATACCAACCTTCAAATCTCAAATCAGTACAAATTTTATTATCTAAATAAGTTTTGTAATATTCGATATAATTATCTCTGGCCTCATCAGACATAGTGTACTCATTTATTATCTGATTTATCAAAAACAAATCATGGACAAGTTTATTCTCTATATCTTTTTGTTCTGGTGTTAATACAGGAATAGCAATATTTTGACGTTTTTTCTCTGCAAAAACAAATAAAATTCGTGAAGTCAATCCACCTTCTGTTGCAGCTATACTTAAACAATTAGCTAAAGATGATGGCGTAGTAGCTCCTAAAATATTTAACCACAAATTTTCTACTTTATTGCTTCCGCTATGTTGAGTTTTATGAGTAAAAGAATCATCTGCACAATCAAAAAAGTTAGTTAAATTAATTAATAATTGGCTGTTGGATTTTTTATCCCCTATGAAAACTTCAAACTCTCTACTAAGCACAGTCAAAGAACAGTGAACTTGTTGTTTGTCTTTCCAATGTAATATTTTACTTGCTCCTTCTAAATCAGAATAAAAAGCTCTAGTCGAAACACTGTCTGCAGAAAACTTAACATCGGGCGCTGCTGCAAGTAATAACTTATGCCCAAAATTTATAGCTTGATTTTTGCCTATTCCTGGCTTACCTATCAAAACACAATAAAGATTACAATAAATTTTGTAACGCCCTAATATAAACCAGACTTTTTTTTCTAAAGCTGAAGCCAAAGTTGATAACCCCACAGCTTTTGCATAAATTTCCGGTATTTCTGTTCCTTCGAACCATTTTTCAAAGGACTCAAGCCAATTACTAAGTTTTCTTGCCATAGAAAAGCCTAAAATAAAATGATTAATTGAGTTGTTGGGTTAGTTTATATTCTTTGCCGGGCTTAATTATTGTAGCTTTGTAGTATCTAGGTGGGTCAAGTATTAATTTGGGACTACCATTATCAAGTGGACTATTTAAAATAGTCCCCCATTGTAAATTATTTGTTTTAGGCCTTGATTTTTCTATTTTATAATACATTAACCAACTAAGCAAAAAACAAGTAAAAATTATAACAAGCTTAAGTTTAAGTTTAATCATATTAGTCATCTTTATTGTACTCATCCATTATATAAGTTAAAAAAGCTTTTTCACAGTATTCTGATTGTTTAATCTTATCATAATAACTTTTGGCTTCTTCTAAAGATTCTGTAAATATAACAGTACAGGTTTCCGGTATAGGAAAAGCACTGATTCTACTTTTTGAATTATCTACATAACTAACTAACCATTTAGATTTTTTCATTTTATTCGCCTATTAACAAATTTCTAATCAAAACTGACGTTTTTTTACTAACATCAAAAAGATGATTTTTAACGTCTGGTAATAAATCCATGTCTACAGCTAATTGATCTATAGATATTTTCCATGAATTTATCCATTGATTTAATAATATTTCAGCTTGTGTTAAGTTATTATTCTTTATAAAAACTAATAATCTATTTTGTAATTCTTGAATTACCATAGTATTTAAAAAATGCTGTAATAATGTAGATTCATTAAGAACATTAATAATGTTAGTTTTATGCATAGCGACATCATTGACTAAAATATCATTTATATTTTCGTTAGTTTCTTTTACAAAATCTTTATTTTCCATAACGATGCTCACCCCCTTTTTGCCTTAATTCCCCTAAAATTAAATTTGTACAATAAGAAATTTGACTAGCTAGTTTTTTTGCTAAACTTAATGTATCTATACCGACATAATTATTCTTAAAAATATTACTACTTTGTGTTTTATAGCATATACCACATAAAATAAAATCATCCTCACTATAAAAATCAGTACTTACCCAACCACAGCAACTACATTTTCTATTATCTTCCATAAATTATCTCCTCTTTTCTAGTAAAATGCCAAAATAAACACTTATTACAAAAATAAATCCTACAATAATTACCTTTACATTTAGATGACCTTCCAAATTGTATAATAAAATTACCGGCTTCTTGTTTTGTTTTAAATTTGTGTTTTAAACACTTCATTGTTTATAATCCTCCATTTTACCCCAGCATTTACCAATTTTAAAATCTACGTCCAAAATTACTTTATGGTTATTGACATTAACGTTAAATTGCATTGCTTGTTTCATTGCATGTATGGTCGCGTCAATATTGTTATAAACACATTCTACATGTGCGGCGTCATGCAATTGCATTAATAAATCAAGATTGTATTGCCAATACATTGTGTTTACTGCTTGATTTAACATGTCACCAACCGTTGATTGCGGTATAAACGCCACACATGCTTTTTTGATATCATACTCACGACCTATTTTAAAATACCTCACACGTCCCATTGGTGTTATCAATGGTTTACCCGATAACGCAATTGCAATTGTGTCTTTGTGCCATTGTGCTAAATTTGGATTGTTTGCATAAAATGCTAACCAATATTTTTTAGCCTGTGATTGTTGACAATCAAGTTGTGAAGCTAAAAGTTTCACTCCCATTTGATAATTTACAGCATGGCGAACTTTTTTAGCTACTTGACGTTGCTCATAGGTTATTTTGTCAATATCTGTGCCAAAAATCATATTAGCTGCTAATTTATGTATATCATTGTTAGGATTGTGAGGATCGGTTTTTCTTCTATTAAAAGCATTGATTAGGTCTGCGTCTTGGGTTAAATATGCTACTATAACAGCTTCGGCTTGAGAATAATCTGCTTGAATGATATACTTTCCTGGTGAAGCTATATAAATATTTCTGGCTATAGGCGGTATATTTTGTAGATTACCTGAACCATATGGTTTAATCAAAGATTCGGAACTACTCCACCTCCCACTAGTCGTACCAGTAATATTGTACGAAGTGTAAACTCTGTTGTTAGAATCTACATCTATACTAAAATAAGTTGACAATAATTTAGAATATTTTCTATGTTTAAGTAAAAGTTTCAAAACCTCTAAATTATGTGTTTTGAGTAATTTACGCAAAGCTTTTTCGTCTGAAGTTACAACTTCTTTGCCTTTGGTGTTAATATTATATTGTTCAGGTAAATTTAATTGTTTATATAATAATTCATTTACTTGTTTAGGGCTTGAGGGATTGAATTTAGGATTGTTGGTTAAAACTAATAATTTTGTTTTTATTAAGCCTACTAATCTAGTCAAATGTTTTTGATATTTAAGTTGTTTTTTAGTATCTACAAGTAAACCTTTTAAACCCATGTAAACAACAGGCTCTACAGATTGCATTTGTAAATTAAAGGTTTTTTCATATTTATCATATAATTGTAATTTCATTACTTCAAACAAAGCATAAGTATTTAAAGTATCTAAAGCATTATAAACAGCCATATTGTCTTTAGCTGTATGTTTCCAAGATGGCCTGTTGAGTAATAAACTTGAAACCATACCTAAAGACTTTTTCATTTCAGGTTCTAATGTATGCCATGCTATCATAGTATCAAACAAATTGTTTATTCTAAATCCATATTTATCTAACATGATTCCATAATCATAACACATATTATGAGCTATCTTTATAATAGCTGAATCCTTGAAAATTTGTTGAAGTAATAACAAAATATTAGCTTCTTGGAATTTTGTAAAAACAGGCTTGTTTTGTTTTAAGAATTGTATTACCATAGCTTGATTTAAATTTGTACTCAATCCTAGCATAAAAGGATATTTTGTTTTAGCTAAGGTTTCCAAATCAAAAGCTACAGGTAAATTATAATTTAAAATATTGTTTAAATAGTTTAGAATATAATCATAGCTGGGATTTAAAATTAAGTCAGGATTAAAAGGTTTATGATTTTCAACTTCAATCTTACCAAATTTAACTATGTCCATATACTGGTAAGATTTTAAATCATATTGTTTATTGAATAAATTTCCGCTGTATGTAAACATACAAAGAAGGTTGTTATATTCTATTAAGCATCCGCGTATTGCAGTTAGTTTTTCAATACTACCGTATATTTCTTCTATATAATTACTTGTGCAAAACAAAACTTTTTTAATTTTTAAAGATTCAAGTAGTAAAAACAAGCTTTCAAAAGTCATTCTATCTGATAAAAATATAGTTTTATTTATGTTAGCATTATGTAGGTTGGTTTTTGTGAACCATAAACCTGTTTGATCGTGTAAATCGGATATAATAGCTATTGTAGCGTTTTCTATTCTACTTAGTACATTCATTAGACACACCTTTTAGGTTAAAAGTTATAGGATGTTTTTTAATTATTTTGCACAGATAAGGAAAAGTTAATATATAGCGAAGTGCAGTTTCTATAGATTTAAATTTGTGTAAGTAAACCACATTGTCTTCAGTATATTTGTGCTTATGTGCTTGAGCAAATTCTTTATCCTGAACACGTAATGTCCAGGAATCGTATTCTTCTATAATTGTTATTGTAGATATTGTTTTTTGTTTTGGCATAAAAACTCCTTCTTATAGTATAAATTTAGACCATTGTGAAGCCATAGCTTCTGCAATTCCAGGAAAAGTTTTACTTCGATTCTTCGATCTATTTTTGTCCGGTGGCATATAGTAAATCCGTTCTCTTTGATTCTTAGGTAATAACAACATTTCCACATAAACATTATGGATCTCTTTTAATTTTGGTAAACCTTTCAACCACAAACAAGTTGCTTTCTTTTCTGGATGTCCAAATTGATAAGGCTGTATAATCTGATCAGGTTTACGATAGATAGTTGACATAATAGATATAGGATTTTCAATCGCGATTCTTTTACAACAGGCCTTTGTAAAATTTAGAAAAAAATCAATACCTTGCTGTTGCCTTCCGTCTTTTCGTTTTTGTGCAAAAGAAGCTGCTCCAGATACGGCTAAGTGGGTACAAGGTGGAAAGGCAATAATTATATCCCAGTTTTCTTTTAATAAAGGAATTACATCTTGTTGCAAATGCCATTCAGGATGCCCCCCAGAACAAGCTTCTATATCACAGGAGTAGGCTTCTATACCTAGTTTTCTAAAAGCTTTTGTTACCACTTGAGATTCTTCACACGCTATTAAAACTGCCATAATTACTCCCTTATACTAAACTTTTCAGATAATTAATTATGTTTGTTCGAGCTAAATCAAAAGATTGTTTAGAATTGTCGCACCCTACAATACGCATTTTGGCTTGCAAAGCTCCAATAAGTAAATTTCCTGAGCCCATGCAGAAATCCAAAACTAAACTATTGGGCAAGGCTATTTTTTGACAAAGGTGTTTAGCAATTGCAGCAGGTTTTTCGTTGATATGCTGTTTGTTGCTAACATGACCCAATGACATAATGTCTATAAAACTTTCTACAAGTCTAGCTTGTGGCATACGAGCAAAAATTGCTATTTCATATCTAGGTAAAGGGTATAAATCAGGATTGTTTGATGTTCCAAGTGTTTTTGTAAAAATCAAAGGCCTAGGATAAACTAAAAAATTATGAAATTGTAATGTAGATTTATAACCTTCAAATTGTTCTATAGAACAAAAAGCTACAAAATGTCCTGTAGGTTTTAATAATTTCGAAGCTTTATATACTAGTTTATCTCTTATAATACTGGGCATATTATCTACAAAAGAAACTCTGGCTAAATCATCTCCTGTTTTACCTGTAGAAGATATAATTTTATCACTTATGTCTATACTGTATGGTGGATCTGTTAAAATAAAATCAACAGATTGATTTTCTAAATCTAAATTAGAAAAATCTTTACAAAACAAAAAATTATCTATTTTGTCCAAAATATCAGAATGATCTTTTTCAAATTTGACTAAGCCTTTGGCTCTATCTATTTGAATACCTAAAGATTTTACTTTAGCGTTTATTTCAGTAGCTGTTACACATTTAGCCAACGCAGGAAATTCTTTAATTCGTTCAGCGATTTGAAGTTGTTGAGTTACATGAGCTTGGGTTTTGTTAATCAACGCTGCTGTTTTTTCCATTGTCCAGCCTGTTGATTTTTTTTGTCCTGGTTTGATAGTGCCATAAATTGAACATTTTAAATGGTGTAAGTCATAGATTGCTAAAGCATACTCGGCTGGAGTAAAGCCTTGCCTTTGGATATTTTCTTCCAGTTCGATTTCTCTAAGTATGTCGTTAGACACAGCTTTTTTTATCACACAGGCTATTGTGGTAGCTTTATATTGTAAACAAGACGCTAAACGTCTACCACCAGCTATAAGCTCATAATTTTCTGTTATAATTATAGGAGCTAATTGACCAAATTTTTTTATTGAATTGTACAGTTCTTCGAGTTGTGTTAAGTCTATTCTATATCTTTCTAAGCCTTCTCTAACCAAAATAATCTTAGGGTCAAGATGTAAAATTATTTCTGAGTTTGATTCTATCTCAACTCCCATTTTTTAAATTCTCCTTGTAAAATTTTTTCAAATCATTAGGGTTTAATTTAGCTTTTTTTAAAATTAGCGCAATATTGCTTAACTTTGTTAAATTTTCTAATTCTTTTACAGAGTTAGTTGATGTAATCTTTTTTTCTTTTATTTTTTTCTTTTGCTCACAATAAACATAATCTTGTTTTATAGCAAAATCTCGTTGAAAAAAAAAGGTTTTAAAATCTTCTAAAGAGAAATAATTTTTTAGAAATCTATTTATCATGGTTTATATACGTAATTAAATTATTAGAAATTTTAATTTTATTTTGCTGTTGTAAATAGCCTAGCAGAATTAGAAAATTACCCAAATCAAAATAAGACATTAGTATAGCATACAAATGACCTTCAGGAACTGTGTTTAATTCTTTTATAGCTTCTTCTAAGATTAAAGCCAAATCTTCTATGTTATCTAAATCAACTTCTATCATATAGACTCCTTGTTACGACTTTTAAGTTCAGGGCAGATTTTGTTCCTAGGTTTTACAAAATAATCATTTTGGTTTATTTTATCTTTACATTTAGGACATTGTCTATGCCCAATAGATTTTGATAAAAAAGCTTTAACACAAACAATACAAATTCTTAATTTTTTCATGGTTAACAAATTTCCTTGTTTTTAAGTTTTAAATTATTGGTTATGTGTTTAAAGCAAGATAAATAACCTAATTTAAATTCCTCAGAACAATTTTGCAAACATGCTATATTAGTTCTTATAATATCATCTCGCAAAGATTTTACAAAATCTTCAAGTAATGAAGCCATTTCTTTTTGAGATAATTTCATATCCCTATAATCATGTGCATACAGCTCAATTAATTTATTTACTTTTACGAAATCAGTCATTTTTATCTCCTTATATTAAATCATCTATATTATAACCATATTCATCATATAAAAAATTTTCTAACTCTCTAATACATTTAGCTAAAATATTAACATTTGCAATTTGAAAAGCCTCAGAATCTAGATTTGTTAATAAGCCTAGCCTGCGTTCTATACTAGTTTTCAATTCTAGAATAGTCATAGTTTCTCCTTTTTGTTAAGAGCTTGTATACTAGATAAAAATGTAGCAACTTCCTCATAAACATCATCTATATCACAGTATATTCTTTCATAGGAATTTAAATTAATGGTGCGTAAAACTTTATCAATGCTACTTAAGTGTGCTTGTATACCCTTAAGTCTAAAGATAGTATAATTTAAAACCCTAGCCCTCTTTTGAGCTTCACTGGGCTCTTTTCTTAGTTTTTCCATCAACAATCTCCTTAATGTTTATATAAAAAAGTTACTGTGGCTGTTATAGCCAAAGCAGATAACCAATAACAAACTCCGTTGATTTTGCCTTCATAAAGCCAACGCAAAGCGTTTAAAGTGTATAATATCATTATAATATAATTGAAAATTTTAGGGTCAAGTATAAAAGTTAACATTTTTATCAAAGTAATATAAAAAATTTATGTAACTGAGAAGTATAAAAAAGTTTATAAAAGTATTCTTACTTTCTCTACTTTCCTATACTCTCAGCTACGTTAACTAGTTTAGTATTATTGAGGGGGGTTATAATACTAAAACTAGGTTTAAATTAAACTATCCCAGGATGTGAAAAAGGTACAATAGAATTAGTTTTGTTATCTAGTTTACCTTTGTAAGTATCTATACCTACACCTATCCTAACTTCTTTGCCTATTAATTCACAATTAGTTAAAACTTTATCTTGAATATCCGCAGTTTTGTTTATAATTATACCAAACTCCCCGAACAAAGTTTTCAATGCTGTTATTTTTTGCTGCCTCACAGTCATTTTTTGTTTTGTTTTGGCTTGCTTAAGTTCATCGCCTGGTTTAGGAAACCATGCCAGAAAATCTATTTGCATACCATTTACAGGTGTTTCATTGTCTGAAGCAAATCTGTCATCATTGTCAGCTAAAGTTACCGCTATAACCAAAGCATTTATTTTAGAATTAAAAAATGTAGAAGCAATAACTCCTTTATATTTTCCTTCTGGCACAAGTAATTGTGGTACAGCTTCAGAATCAAAATCCATATCAGGCATTTGTGATGCTACTTCATCATTCATTTCATCTTGCATAAAAATTACTCCTTAAATTAAATTTTTAAATAATTCATTATTATACTAAAATCATTTTCTACTAATTGTGGTATTTTTCCCTCCTTTCCAGATAGGTTTGACCTGGCATCATAAATTCCTGACGAACGAGTTAAAAGCATAAATTTTGGTTTATTTTCTTTATCTAAACTTCGTTTAGTTTGATAACATTCACCGAAGTATTTAGTTATACCTGTAGCAAGTTTGCCGACTAAACTAGGCTGGACTCTCATTTGTCCAGTGATTTCATCTTTTATGGTTTCAATATGACCTGTAGCTAAGTTATAGCCTGGTCGAGATCTTAACAAATTTAAATCTGCATCCATGTAAGCTCTACACATAGGATAATGACTTTGCCATAAAGGTAGATTTGTTTCGTCAGTACGCTTTAAGTAAGTTCCCAGAGCCAATGTCATCATTAAATCTTGTAATGTTGTTAAACTATCAAAAATAACCGACTTGAAATGTTTGTCTTTACAAACTGTTTTTAAAACTTCTTTATATTTTTTAGCTCCGGTTAAAGTATTATCAAACTGTTCGTATTCGAAATCTGTATTACGATACACTGCAATTTGACGATCAAAATCGAACACAAAAGCTGGTGTAGGAAAAGATGTAGCAAAAACCGATTTACCTGAACCAGATGCTCCTAATACTAAAAAATTTATTTGTGTTAAATCTGATGCTGTACTACGTGTAGATTTAAATTGAACTCTTGTTTCTGTAACTTCGTTACTCATTGGTAAATTTCTCCTTAAAAATGTCTCTGTGTGGATCTATTTCATGTAAATCATGCCTAAAATTATACCAGCATAAATCAAAATAGTCACATTTGCGGTTAAATTTGTTTATGCAATTTGAAAAATCTTGAATAAAATTATCTATATGTGAAGATTCTAAAATAGCGTTTCCACAGTTTACGTATTGATTATAAGTATTTTTTAATAAATGCTCATTGCCTGTAATAACTCCTCGTGTACAATCTATAGTAGGAACACCAAAAGATAAATCTTTTTTTTCTCTAGCCGAATAAGACAAAACATTAACTAAAACATTGTCTACGTCCCAAGTGTTAGCTTTATCTATGTCTAAAGCTAATAGATAAGTATAAGGTTGATAGCTATGCTTTTGGGATTCTAATAATTTTGAGGCTATCCAAGATGTAGTTTTGTGTTCGATAATATAATTTATTCCTTGAATAGACCAGATTCCGTCTATGATAGCTAAAAGCGATATTTCATTTGTTAAATCTACCTCTAATTTAAATTCAGATTTTATAGTAGTAAAATTATCTTTAGTTTCTTTTGTAACATCGCTTAAATAATACAAAAATAATTCTATTGCTGTAGTGGGAGTTTTAAATTTTTTGCCTGTAATGGTAATGTTATTTTTATCAGCATTATCGAAATAAGAATTCCATTCGATTGTACCAGCTTCAATAGATTCTTTAGCACTGTGAGTATTATAATAAACTTCAAGCATTTTATGAACAGTGCTTCCGAAAATTATATCTGTGTTGAGTGTTTTAGGATAAAGATTAAGAATATATTTGTTATAAAACAATCTAGGGCATGTTTTGTAAGCCGTAAAACTGGAATGGCTTAGTGAAATATGAGTTGGCTTTTTGGTTTGAGTATTCATTTTACCCCCCGATAAAATTGAAGATATTTTAAAAAATCTAACCCTAGCTTACTATTAGGTTTTAAGATTAATATTTAATCCTATGCCGTTATTCAGACTAGGGTTAGCGTGGCTAATCTAAGGCTAATCAGATTAATTACCCCTTTTGCCTTAGATTCTAAATTTTTACAATCCTATCTTCCCAAGTAATGGAAGTAATGCTGCTCTTTCTTCTGCACTGAGTGATTCTAAAGCCATTTGAATCTTTGCTTTTGTCAAGGTCGGAGTTTTTGCGGTTTTCTCTACCCATGCTCCAGAGCGTAATGATTCTATACAAGACTGAATTGAATCAAGCATAGTTTCGTTATCTTCGCAACCTATAATAGAATTACCTATTTTTCGTTTTACGCCAAAAATTACAGCTTTTTGTTTTACTGATTCTGGAAAAGAGTCAATATCACAAACTAAAGTCTGGTCTCCAATTGTAATATCTAAAATATTCCCGTCATTCTTAAAACTAATTTTCTTAGCCATTGTTATTTAGTCTCCCTTAAAAATTTTTCTACTATATACGTAAGTAAATCTTGTTTTGTTTTGAAACCTTTGGTTTTTTGATAAATTATTAAATCTAAATGTAAAGAATTATTAACTCTAAATTGTAAAAACTTCATTGTGTTGCTTGGTGAATTTATCAATTCGTTTGGCACATGTTGGTCTCCTTTATTATTGGTATGTTTAATGAATATATCAATCATTGTTTCGATGTATCATTATACGCAAAAAATCAAAAAATTTAAACCACAAAATAAAAAATATTTTAATGTTCTTGTTTTGTAAAAATTACAAAATTTTAACCTAAAATTGCATATCTTACATAACAATATAATTTAACAAAAAATGTTGCTATGAATAACATAACTTTTCGTATACATTTAGCTAATGTCATTAATTATCCTTTCCTAACCTAAATTCTGACGCCAAAATAAATCAGCTGTTTTTTTATCACTGCCGATAAATCTAATAACTAAATACACAAGAAGGCAACTTGGGTATATACAAGCTAAAAATATTGCAACTCTAATAAAATAATAAAAATCTATCAAAAAATCTATTAACTTATTTAACATATTTTTTCCTCTAATTAAATCCATTTGATTTTAGTAGTATCGTTACAATTTTTTTCCCAAATAAACCAAGCATAAGCCACAGCGCTAGATTTTGCAAATTCTTTCTCGTCACCATTTTTAGCCACTATTATGCGTTTACTAAAAACTAGAACATATTTAGGTGGATAAAGATCAAAAAATTTTCTGCGACCTAAACTTTCTAAAAAAGTTAATTTTAAAAACAAAGCTAATTTATGCCCAGGTTCAAGCAAAGATAAGGCTTTTTTACAAAATTCTAAAGCATAGATATAGGGAGGGTTAGTTATTATATCTATATTAGGATAAACCGCTTTTTCTTTTAAAAAATCAATCTCTTCACATTCAAAATCCCTTTTAATAATATCAGAACTTTTAATGTTTAGATTAGGATTTAATCTATACAATTCTTTAACTAAATGTCCGTTACCACAAGCACACTCCCAGATATTGTTACTAAAACCTATTTCTTGCCAATATTTAGAGTACAGTTCTTGTATTGCTATAGGCGAAGTAGCATAAAAATCTCTTTTAGCTCTTTCAGTTGTAGAATGACTATTTGCTCCAAGAATAGAAAAAACTGTTTTGTTATTACCCGTCCAATCTTGCGCCATATTTTCTCCTTAGTTTTTCTAAAATTTTGTCAAGTTTTCTAGAAATTGCTTCAATGGATAGATTGAATTCTTGAGCTATATTACTTAATGTATAAGATTCGATGAATCTTTTAGTTAATAAATCTTTTTCTTCGAGATCTAAAGAATCTAATATCCTTGAGCAATCTAATAAACTTTCACAATTAGCATAAAAAAATTGTGTTTCCAAACCAAAGTCTAATTTACAAATATCAGATTCATTTTTAGCCAAAAGTTTGTTTTTATTATTACGAATTAAGCTTAACATAGAGTTTTCTATACAAATATAAGCAAATGTTAAAAACTTTGTATTTAAAAATTTGTCAAATTTTTTATTTGCTTCAAGCAAAGCTATTATACCCTCTTGGTAAAAATCTTCTTGTTGGAAAAGATTACAGGATTTAGCAAACTTGAAGGATAATTTTGAGACTAAAGGATGGTATTTTTCTATTAAATTTGCTTCTAATTTGTGATTAATTTGATTTTTGCTTTTATGTTGTAAAACAGTCATTGCGTCCATTTATTAAGCTCCTTTTGTCTATTTAACAATTTTTAATTTTTTAATCTGGTAGGATTTATAGGATCTCCAGTATATCCTGCTATAACCTTATCAAAAATTCCTTTTCCTGAAGTAGCTGTACTTTTCCATCTAACACATTGTCTAGGAAACATTGCTTGCCAACGGCCTGTAGGAATAAAAATTCCTACGATATAAATTAAGTCATGTGAATTAGCCCATATTCCTATAAGGCTGGGTAAAATATCAAAATCTCCTTCCTTTATATATTTTTCAATATCTCTTACACAATTAAAAATTTTATGCTATCAATGTTTTTAATAAGTTCTTCTAATAAATTTAACTCATTTTGTTTGGTAATCATTAAGAGATCTCCTAATAAAAAATTTATACTAAAAAACCTATGCACTCTTTGCATATTATATCAGATGAATTAGGATCAAAAATTAATTCATTTGAATTAACTCTTTTATTGCATCTGTCACAAACTGCAAAGTCTGTTAAGTGTGCCAATATTAACAGTAGTTCATTTTTACATTGAGCTAATTTAATTAAGGACATTGATTTGCTATGTTTTGTTTTAGTCTCAATAACATTTTTTATGTAGTCAATATCATTAACTAATTCTAATAATTTGAACCTTAAAGCTGGTTTAGAAATCATTTTTAATCCCCTTTTTTAATTAAACTTTATTAAACTTCCCAAAATAAAAATTTTCCCTCTAAAGTTTCACATTGATAGGTTGTATTTTGCCAATCGAACGTTATAATTACCGATAAAACAAACTCTTTTGTTTCTTGATAATCGTTTGATTGATATACACTATTTATAAGCAACACAGTATCTTGTCCTATATTAGTAACAGGATAGTAACCATGTGTTTCTAATAAATTTTTAATTGTTGATTCTAAAATCATTGGGAAAACTCCTAATAAAAGATATATAAATAATTTATAAAACTTTGAATAAAGTTCAAATTAATTTTTGCAATAACAAAATACTTTTTTGCAATCTATCCCAGAAATAAGTTTTTAGATTAAAATTTTTATCAAATATAGCTAATATTTCAGTCAGGTGTTTGATGGCTACTTTATGATTTGAGGCTTCTATTGCTACCTCAAGACAATAGATTAGGTTTTTAGTAGACATTTCAAGCTTTTGTCCATTTCGAGTTGATTTTGTCGGAGTGGCTTTAGTCACATAAAATTTCTTAAAATCATTGGGAAGTTTTATGATTAATAGATCCTCATAATAATAGTCTAAGTCGACAGAATCTTGGACTTCGATTAAGTCTAAGGTAAGATGAGATACAATCTCATCTAAATATTTTGAATCTATACTTTTATTTAGCATTGGGTTAGATCCTCGAAAAAGTTTTAAAAAATAAAATTTTTTATAAATATGGTTTAAGTCTGATTTGAGTCACTTATAAATTCTTTTAAAAAATCTAATCGTAACAATTCTAATATTTTGCGTATGTCTTTGTATTCAGAACTTAAAACTTTGAATCTATAGTTTGAATAAGCTTCGGTTAATTCTGTTAATACTAAATTTTCCCTAAATTCTAAGTTTTTAATATGTAAAGCTAAGTTTTCTTTTCTGCTCAAATTTTACCTCCATTAGATAAAAATTTTTTAAATTTAGAGATATTTTCGATTTTGATTATGTTTGTTAAGCCAAAACAAATTAGATTTAAGTGTTTAGAGGTTGAACATGATCTTTTTGTTAAATGACTAAACCATTTATTATCTATACAGGCTAATATAGGAAAATGGTATCCATAACTATAGACTATGTACGTGCCATAACAATTAAATTCAGCAAACAAATTTGATCCTTGAAAAGGTTTAAGGTTTTTAACATATGCCCAAACTAATTTGTTTGAAATATTAACTTTTTTTAAATTTTGGTTAGATTTAGATTTAGCTTTCATTGATTTATTCCCCATTTTACTATTTTTTCCTAATAAAAATTTTTAAGGTAACCCAATAAGCTAAAAATTGTAAATTATAAAATTTTTTGAACTTCTAATAACTAAAAATTTAAAATTTTTAAAAAAGCCTAATAGCTCAGTAAGTGGATTGATCAGACCAGATTTGGTCACTGTCAAAATGGCAGGGAAAAATTTTCCCTTGACAAAAAATGGTCTGGTGACCAAATCTGGGCATTAGCGCATTTGCGCCACAAATTAAATTTGCAAAGAACTTTTTTCTGACATAAAGTTTGCTAGACTTTATGCCAGATTTATTAAATTTTTTATAAATCTTTTTGTGCATAATTTTTTATGTCCACAGATATTGGATAAGCGTCCAGA